TGGTGGTGATGGTATAGCAACCGCTATTACAAGTGGTACAGTAACAATTTCAAAAACAGGTGGTGTTGCATATAGACAAGCATTTGTATTTACTGCTACGGCAGACCAAACTACATTTTCAGGCGCTGATGACGCTTCAAATACATTATCGTATCAGGCAAGTAACAGAGATGTATTTCTAAACGGAGTATTATTAGATTCTTCAGATTATACAGCTTCAAACGGCACTAGTGTTGTACTAGGTACAGGGGCGGCTGCTAATGATGTTCTTACAGTATTTAATTATGAGACAACTTCATTATCTCTACCTGATTTAAATGGCACAGAATTAGTCATGGATGTTGATGGTGATACATCATTACATGCTGACACAGATGACCAGATAGATGTTCGTATTGGTGGAGCAGATGACTTTGCTTTCAAGGCAAATAAGTTTGAAGTACAAACAGGTTCTAACATTGATATGAATGGAACAGAATTAATATTAGACGCTGATGGCGATACTAGTATTACTGCTGACACAGATGACCAAATAGATATTAGAGTTTCAGGTGCTGATGATTTTCAAATCGTAGCAAATAATTTTAAAGTATTATCAGGTTCAACTTTAACAATTGAATCTGGCGCTACTGTTACAAACAATGGTACTGCTAATGGATTTGCAGGTGGGTCGGCTGCTGATGATATTACAACTGGTGACGCCGCTGTAACTATCGCAACATCAGCAGGTAACATCACATTAGACGCTCAAGGTAGTGATACAGACATTATATTCAAAGGAACAGATGGTTCATCTGATACAACATTCTTAACAATAGATGGCTCTGAAGGCGGTCTATTATTACCTAATAATGGTATAGATTTAAATGGTAAAGAATTAATCTTAGACGCTGACGCTGATACAAGTATTACTGCTGACACAGATGACCAAGTAGATATTAAAATAGGTGGTACTGATAGATTATCTATCGCTTCTACAGGTGCAGTTTCAACAGTATCAACGGCTGCTGACGCTACACTAACTTTACAATCTACACATGCAGACGCTTTAGGTTCAGGACTTGTTCTTTATCATAATAGTTCATCGCCGGCAGACAACGATATTCTTGCAGTAATAACTGGTAAAGGCAGAAATGACAATTCGCAAGATGTAGATTATTCGCATATTAAAACTACTGCTATAGATGTTTCCGATGGTACTGAAGACGCTACTATGGGATTTTTTACCATGAAAGCAGGAACTTCTACAGAACAATTAAGAATAGAACAAGATGGTGATTTACATGCTGATGGTGATGTAATCGCTTTCTCAACAACTGTATCAGATGTTGCATTGAAATCTGACATTAAAGTAATACCTAATGCATTAGATAAGTTAGATAAAATTAAAGGTTACACATTTACAAGACATAACGGCACAACATCTGCTGGTATTATTGCACAAGAATTAGAAAAAGTATTGCCAGAGGCAGTAAAAGAGAAAAAACTTTCATTAGTAGATGGCAAAACTTATAAAACTGTTCAGTATGACGCTATACACGGATTACTAATACAGGCAATTAAAGAATTAAAAGAAGAAATTAGAGAGTTAAAATCATGAGTAGAAGTAGAGATAAGGCTAGATTTCAAGATTTAAATGGAACAGAGCTAATAATAGACGCTGACGCTGATACCAGTATTACTGCTGATACAGATGACCAAATAGATATTAAAATTGCAAATGCAGATGATTTTCAAATCACAGCAAATGATTTTACAGCATTATCTGGTTCTGTTATTTCAACAAATACAATTAACGAAACAACATCTGGTTCTGGTGTAACTATTGATGGTGTATTAATTAAAGATACAACTATTGATATTAACGGAACTTCTGACGGCATAGTATTAGACGCTGACGCTGATACTACAATTTCTGCTGACACAGATGACCAAGTAGATATTAAAATAGGTGGCACAGATAGATTTAGTATTGCTTCTACAGGCGCCATTACAACTGTAACAACGGCCGCTGACGCTTCATTACAATTACAATCAACACACGCTGACGCTTTAGGTGCTGGATTAGTATTATATCACAATAGCTCTTCTCCAGCAGATAATGATATTTTATCAGTAATAACAGGTAAAGGTAGAAATGATAACTCACAAGATGTAGATTACTCACATATCAAAACAACTGCTATAGATGTCTCTGATGGTACCGAAGACGCTACTATGGGATTCTTCACAATGAAAGCAGGAACTTCTACCGAACAATTGAGAATAGAACAAGATGGTGATTTACATGCTGACGGTGATGTTATAGCATTTTCTACAACTGTATCAGATGTTGCATTGAAATCTAATATCAAACCTATTACAAATGCTCTAGATAAAATAGATATGATAAAAGGTTATACATTTACTAGACACAATGGTCGTTCAGGCGCAGGAATACTCGCACAAGAATTAGAAAAAGTTTTACCAGAGGCAGTAAGAGAAAAGAAACTTTCATTAGTAGATGGTAATACATATAAAACTGTAGAGTATGACGCTATACATGGTTTATTAATACAAGCTATTAAAGAACTAAAAGACGATAATAAAGAACTGAAATCAGAAATTGATAAGTTAAAAAATGGTGGGTGACCACCATGGCAGTAACACAAAAAACAGCAGAAAATTTTGGTCTAGACCAAGGCGCTACATTCAGTAAAAACTTTACAGTTACTACAGACGGTTCTACTGCTTACGATATTTCAGATTTAACATTACAAGCACAAATGAGAAAGTCTTTTGATTCATCATCAGCAACTACATTTACAGCAAGTGTAGTTACAGGTTCAAGTGGTATTTACAAATTAGTATTATCAGAAACAACTACTGCTTCAATTGAGGCAGGTAGATATGTGTATGATGTAGAATTAACATTAGCAGATTCTACTGTAGAAAAAGTACATCATGGTATTGTTACCGTTCATCCAGAGGTGACAAAGATATAATGAATGAACTACAAGAATTTTTCCAATCTGTTGCAATAGAAAAAAAGAAGGTCGCCGAAGAACAGGCACGAATACAAGCAAGAGAAGAAAGATTAAAACCACAAGTTAATATTGAGCTAAATGACTTATCAGAGTTTTTTGGTTTATGTGCTTGTGCAAGACCTAGACCTAAAACTTTACATGACGCTGTAACTCCACCTAAACCAGAAGAACAAAAAATGCATTTAGAGTTAGAGAGTTTCTTTAGTAGACTTTCTAGTTTTGAAAATGCATTAGAAGAACAAATTACAAAACCTAAAGATGTACCTGTTGCAGAGGTTGTAGAGGCGCCTGACCAAGTATCACAAACTCAATTACTTGCAGACGCTATGAGTAAATATACTAAAGGGGCACCAGAAACTATTACTGAAGAACCATCTGAGTTAGATAAAATTAAAGAAGAATTTAGACACTTTAAAGAACAAGTTATTAAACAAATGGCGTCTATTGGTGGCGGTGGTGAAGTAAATCTATTAAAATTAGATGATGTTGATACTGGCGCTTTAGCCGATGGTAAAGTATTATCTTATAATGCCTCAACAGGTAAGTTACAATTTACAACAGCAAGTAGTGGTGCTTCTAACTTAACAGATTTATCAGATGTAGATACATCAAGTCTGGCAGATGATTCCATTATGCAATACAATTCATCTACAGGCAAATTTGAATTTACAAATGAATTAGATGGAGGAACTGTATAATGCCTGTTGCAATTAAAATAAAAAGATTTGAAACTGCTGGTGATATACCTAATACTTCTGAATTAGTAGATGGCGAAATTGCTGTTAATATTGCAGATAAGAAAATTTATGTAAGAGATGGTTCATCTATTGTTACAATAAGTGGTGCAGATTTTAGCGCTGTAGGTGAAGATATAATACCTGATGGTGATGGCACAAGAAATTTAGGTAGTGCAAGTAAAAGATTTGCAGAATTATTTTTAACAGGTTCAACAATTAATTTAGGTGGTGCAACAATAGATTCAGACGGAACTGGTACTGTATCAGTATCAGCAAATGGTGTAACTTTACCTAGAGAATCTAAAGATGAAGACGGAAATAAATTGTCTATACAAGGTTCAGGTACAACAGGTCAAGCAGTTAGAAAAGTGCCATTTTTTACAGCAGCCGGTGGGTTAAGCACAGTTAATAAAAGATTTGAGTTTAATGCTACGATTGATAATAGAACGGCGTTTGGGGATGCTCATACATTTACGCTATCAGATGGTTCAAGTTTGACTGATACTGACCCAACCCTATTTCAATTTTAGATAAATAGTAAACAAGAGAGAGGAAACAGATGTCAGCAAAAACACCTATACGAGGCGTATTTAGTGGTTCTACAGCCACTGGACTTGCCGAGTTTCAATCAGGCGAATTTGTAGCACTTACACATGGTGGTTTAGGTGCCTCTCTATCTATTGGTTCAGCAGGTCAAGTCTTAAAAGTAAATTCAGGTGGCACAGCAATAGAATTTGGCTCTGTTGAGACTGTATTAAATATAGATGGTGCCACAGACGGTGCAGGTATTACATTAGTACCTACAGATAAATTTTTAGTATCTGATAATGGTACTGAAAAGAAAATAAATGCACAAGATTTAAAATTTAGTATTGCAGATGAATCTTCAACTTCATCATCAATAGGAATTACAGATACATTAACTGTAACAGGTGGTGAGGGTATTGATACATCAATTTCTCAAAAAACAATTACTATTGCAGGAGAGGACGCTACAACATCTAATAAGGGTATTGCTAGTTTTAGTAGTAGTGATTTTTCTGTATCAAGTGGTGCAGTAACAGTCAAGTCAAGTGGTATTACAAATACACAACTTGCAGGTTCAATCGCAAATGATAAATTATCAAACTCATCTATCACAGTTACAGATGGTTCAAGCTCAACTGCCACTGCTTTAGGTGGCACAATTACATTTACTGCTGGTGAAGGTATAGATGTATCAGAATCATCTGGCACACTAACTTTTGCTGGTGAAGACGCTACATCATCTAATAAAGGTATCGCAAGTTTTAGTACAGATAATTTTTCTGTATCAAGTGGTGCAGTTACAATTAAAGATAGTGGTGTATCAAATGATGAATTAGCAGGTTCAATTGCAAATTCTAAATTAGCAAACTCATCAATTACAGTATCAGATGGTTCAAACTCAACTGCTACTGCTTTAGGCGGAACTATAACTTTTGCAGGTACAAATAATGAGGTAGAAGTTTCAGAATCATCAGGAACTATTACTGTTGGTTTACCTAATAATGTTACGATTGCCGGCAATTTAACTGTAAGTGGTACAACAACTACTGTAAATACAACAAACACAACTGTTTCAGATAGTTTATTAGAATTAAACTCAGGTGCCGGTTCAAACGCAAATGACCTTGGTCTTTTAATGGAAAGAGGTTCAACTGGTGATAATGCTATATTCATGTTTGATGAATCAGCAGATAAGTTTGTTGTGGGTACTACAACTGCTACAGCAGATTCTACTGGTAATATATCTCATACAAAAGCAGACTTTGAAGGTGCAGAGATAAAAGGTTCTTCTGGTAATTTTGTATCGACAGGTGTCGGCACAGTTTTAACTGTATCAGGCACCGGTGATAGTAGTAGTGCTGGTCCAGATTTAGTAATTAAAAGAAACTCTGCTAGTCCGGCAGATAATGATTCATTAGGTGGTGTAGTATTTAAAGGTGAAAATGACGCTGACCAGGCAGTTACTTATGGTAAGATAATGGCAAACGCATTAGATGTAACAGATGGCACAGAAGACGGACAATTAGATTTTAAAGTAGTAACAAATGGTTCAACATCTACTGTTGCAACATTAGATTCTACAAAACTATTTTTAAATACAGGCACAGATATTACTTTTGAAGGTGATGGTGCAGACGCTCACGAATTAACATTAACTGTTGCAGATGGTTTAGACGCTGACAGAACAATTACTTTACCAAATGCAACTGGTACTGTTGCAGTAGAAGGAACAGTTACATCTGGTTCAACAAGTATTACAACAAATATAGGTGCTAGAACTTTTGAGACTGAAAGTTTAGATACTCCTGCTGGGTTTATTACAGTATCTATAGGGGGAACTAACTATAAATTGCCCTTCTTTAATGCATAAATAGTATAGAGGAAAGAAATATGGCAAACCCAAATACAAGAGAAACACTAAAACAATACTGTTTACGAGCATTAGGTAAACCTGTTATAGAGATAAATGTTGATGATGACCAACTAGAAGATAGACTAGATGAGAGTTTACAGTATTTCGCACAATATCATACAGATGGTATTCGTAGAACTTATCTAAAATACAAACTTACATCAGATGATAAAACAAGATTAAAAAATGCAACAAGAAGTAGTGAATCAGCTACAGACTTAGAAGAATCTGGCGTATCAACTACACATGTTGAACAAGACAATTATCTTGTCATACCTGATAGTGTAATATCAGTAACTAATATATTTCCGTTTTCTGATAAAGGTAATCTAAACTTATTTGATGTTAGATATCAATTAAGACTAAATGACTTGTATGACTTTTCTTCTACATCAGTAATTAACTATGATGTAGTATTAAGACACTTAGATTTCTTAGACCATATTTTAGTAGGTGAAAAACCTCTTAGATATAATCAATTAGATAATAGATTATACATTGATATGGATTGGGCAAACGATTTAGATGTAGATGAATATTTAATTATTGACTGTTATAGAAAATTAGACCCTGCTACATTTACAGATGTATTTAATGACATATGGGTCAAGAGATACACAACACAAAAATTTAAATTACAATGGGGTCAAAACTTAGCGAAATTTGCTGGTGTAACAATGATAGGTGGCGTATCTCTAAATGGTAATGAGATAATGCAACAAGCAGAAGCTGAGATTATGAAACTAGAGCAAGAAGTACGAACAAACTATGAGGAACCACCTCACCTGATAATGGGATAACGCCATGCCAACAAATCATTATTTTCAAGGTGGCAACGGCATAGGTTCTACAGAAGAAAAAAGACTTTATGAAAATTTAATTATCGAAGGTCTAAAAATTTACGGCCACGATGTATTTTACCTACCTAGAACTTTAGTCAATAAAGACCTAATACTTGGCGAAGATGTTGCAAGTAAATTTAATGCAGCCTATCTTTGTGAAATGTATATGGATTCAACTGAGGGATTTGCTGGCGAACAAGAATTAGTAACTAAATTTGGATTAGAAATTAGAGAAGATACTACATTTACAGTATCTAAAAGAAGGTGGGAAGATTTAGTCGGAGACCCTGCTACACAAATAGTTTCTGATAGACCTAACGAAGGTGATGTTATTTACATGCCTTTAATGAATAGTTTTTTTGAGATACTATTTGTTGAAGACCAAGAACCTTTCTTTCAATTAGGCAACTTACCTGTTTACAAACTAAGAGTAACTAGATTCGAGTACTCATCAGAGAGACTTGATACTGGCGTTGCGGATATTGACGCCGCTGAAGATAAATTCTCACTTGATATGTTGGCACATCAAATGAGTTTAGAAAACGAAGATGGTGCTTTACTACTTGAAAATGATAGAGCAAGTGGTGACCCTAATTACTTCTTACTTGAAACTTATGCTGTACAAACACAATCGCCATATGCAGATAATATTGATTTAGATAATGAAGCAGGATTTGATACAGCAAGTGTAGGTGATGATATACTAGACTTTACAGAACGAAATCCATTTGGTGAGGTAGACTTTTAATGTTCGGTGATTATTTTTACAATCAGACTTTAAGAAAAATGACAATTGCGTTTGGTCAAATATTTAATAATATTCAAATCAAACGGAAAGATTCTAATGGAAATGTTGTTCAATCAATTAAGGTGCCTTTAGCATATGCACCTAAAGAGAAGTTTCTTACAAGACTAGACCAACAACCTAATTTAACTGATAGACAATTTGCAGTTACTTTGCCTAGGTTATCTTTTGAAATAACAGGGCTTTCATATGATGGTGAAAGAAAACTTACAAGAGTACAAAAGTATAAAACTGTAAAATCTAACATTGATGGCAAAGTTATGAATTTTAATTATACACCTGTACCATATAATTTAAGTTTTTCTTTATATTCATTTACAGCAAGTGCAGAAGCAG